GCTGATTCTATTTCTTGTGCAGACAATTGATCTGCAGTGTATAGGTCGTAGCCACTCTGGTCGCTTTTATCAGTTGTTTGCTCGATCTCTTGTTGAGACAATTGATCTGGCCAACCGTATTTACTGTAGCCAAAATGGGGTCTTTTAGAAGTTGCTGCTTCTAACTCTTGTTGAGTTAGCATGTAGCCACCGAGGTCGCCTTCTGCTCCCCAAGTCATGTCTTCGCGGTTTGGACGCGCTTGATTTAATGCAGTCATAGTGATTCCTTGTTAGTTATTTAAATGACACAATGCGCGACGAACGCTGTGTACGACGTAGGAGTACTCAGCGAATGTTCTATATGCGACAGTTGGGTTGGAAGTTTGGGTTGGAAGTAAGAAATGCCAACCAAAGCCAACCGAACTGGTTAAAAAGTAACCATGTTAGATGAATCTAATAGAGCATATGTTCCACGACAGTGTTTCACGGGGCGAATTGGTCACCATTTACGCTGTTTGGGTTGGAAGTGGACACTGCGCGTTGCTCGTAGTCCGTTGTTTTATAACGAGTTATTAATTTGGGTTGGAAGTGGAAAAAGAGAAATCTCATTTCCAACCATCCGGAAAGCGTTGCTGTGAAAGGGCTAGAGCGAAATCGTGGTTGGAGATACAACTATTTTAAGGGTCATATGCTGAGAGCGTTTTTTAAGATGTGTAACTGTAGTACCCTACTAACTGGAAACTCTCTTGGCTTGATTGTATACAATAATAGCAACTATGTAGACAGGGCGTGACCTGTAGGGCATTTTAACGCTTTTAGAAGAAGCTTATATTGTCCTTGTTTTTGTACGTAATTGTTCCAAATACGACGCTATGGTCCAGCGAGCCGGGCGCGACGATTATTGGCATGTAACAACGTACAACGAGCATTGTGCATTGTAATACCTATTCCATCGTACATCGGACAACGAGCATTGCCCAACGGGCCACGCGCACAGCGCGTTGCGCGTCTTCTACCGGGACATAAAAAAAGGGCCGAAGCCCTAATTGCGACGAGCAGCTGCTCGGCGTACCTTGCGCCGTGCACGAACGCGTTCGTGAACAGTGGGAGCTGGACGCTCCGCAAGGTCTATCATTACGATGGCGAAGCCAACGCAAAAGCTGCCGTAGATCGCTGCCATGCGACCATCAAGCAGAGCCAAGATGCCCGTAAGGACAGCGATCAAGCCAAAGGCGAAGAGCAATGTGCGGCGGCTCATAGCATCTTCCTCCATGCACGTACTGAGAACCATACTTGCGCTCGGTTAATGTAGGACACTACACGATCCAACACTAGAAGAGTGATGATGATCAACAAGCCGAAGCCTTGTAAGTAGAACAGCGCGATGAACATGATGAGTAGTGTTAAGGCAATACACACAATGCTCTTGAACGTAAAGTTAATAGCGAATGATTTCATGGTTAAGATCCTTTGGAATAGTTGACGAAGTCAAAATTGACAAAGAGACAAAACGAACGCGACGAGCGTAGCGAGGGGCGAAAAGCTGTAGGGGTCCCGGGCGATGGAAATTGAAAACAAGGTTCCAATGTCGGAATCGGGGGAAGGGGGGCGCTGTGGGTAAAGTACCCAAACCCTCCCCACCGGCCATGGACCATCTAAAAATGTAAATTAATTTTTTTTATATGTTATTATAAGCACTGCTTATACTTTATGGTTATTATGTGGAACCTCTCGAGCGACGTATACAGAAGAACGAAAGTCAGAAGCGCCGTTATTACAGTGCCCTCGGCAGACCAAGACAGATGTTCAGTAGTGCTCGGAAAAGAGCGGTTAAAAAAGGGTTGGAGTTTTCGCTAACAATAGAATGGTTATTGGAAAAATTCGATGAACAAGACCAAAGATGCTCGATGACAGGTATTCGTTTTGCTTATGACAAAGACGAGAGATTTACAAGGCAAGCGTTTTCTCCAAGCCTTGATCGAATTGATAACGACAAGGGCTACACGCCCGAGAATACGCGGTTGGTTTGTGCGATGTACAACTACTGCAGAAATGTTGCTCGAGACGAAGACGTAGAGTTTTTTGCTTGGCAGTTGTTTCAACATAAATTCGGCGTCAGACCGAAGTGATAAATAAGCGATGCTTATAGGCCATTAGAGTATGGAAATTGCAGAAGATGCCTTTGAAGAAGGGCATAAGGTGCTACCAAAGTTAACAAAACAGCAAGAACAGTTTGTCAGGTTCTACTTGCTGGGTTATTCGACCACTGAAGCTGGTAAACAAGCAGGGTATTCACAGGCTAACTCTTCAAAGTTAGTCAACAATGCAGTGATACAACGCACGTTGACCTACTTCCGAGAAAAAGAGTTCGATCGCATTGCGGTAACTCGGGAAAGTATTACTAAATTATTTTTTGAGGCCCACAGAAAGAGTGGTAGTTCGACAGAAGAAGTCGCTGCACTTAGAGAGATCGCAAAAATGCATGGCTTATACGAGCCACAAAAGATACAGACGATCAGTGTGAATATAAATTCCGAGCGGCACATTGAAGCTGCAACAGATGCAGATTTACTGAAGCTAGCCGGGTTAGGTGACACACACTTTAACCCTGACTCAACGATTGATGGTGTGTTTGAGGAAGTGGAGGCCAGCAATGGAACAGAGGGACACTAAGAAGTGCTCTTTTTGCAATGAAGATAGGCCACACACGTTGTTCGATGCCCATAGCGCGCCGACCGTTTGCTCAAAGTGCAAGAACTTCGGCGAGCGCCGTGCGTTTCAGGCCATTATCGCTGACCCAAAGCGCCATAAAGAATATTTAAAGGAAAAGGAAGCCGAGCAAGTAGCCCAAATGGCCCACACCGGCAACCTTTTACACAAGAAACGTTTAAGACAATCGGAAAGAGACACGTTGGAAAAACAAGACTTGGGAAAACAGCCAGATTTTACGGACGAGAATGGTATTTTCGACCCTAAGATGGCGGCACAGGCAGAACTAGCTAAGCGTGAGCTGGCTCGGAGACATCTGTTGCCGTTTGTCCAGCGATTCAACGACAGTTACATCCCAGGATGGGTGCATAAAGACATTTGTTTACGTCTTGAGAAGTTCTCGGACGATGTTGCTGCCGAAAAGTCCCCCCGATTAATGCTATTTATGCCACCGCGCCATGGTAAGAGTGAATTAGCCTCTAAAACCTTCCCAGCATGGCACCTTGGGCGTTATCCAAACCACGAATTCATCGCCTGTTCCTACTCTGGCTCGTTGGCCATGGGGTTTTCGCGCAAAGTGCGTGGCTTCCTACGTGATCAGCAGTATCAATCCTTGTTTGAAACCCGACTAGATCCTGAATCGCAGGGCGCTGAGCAGTGGCTAACGACTGAAGGTGGTGGTTATGTGGCAGCGGGTGTTGGTGGACCGATCACCGGAAAAGGCGCTCATATATTAGTCATCGACGACCCTGTAAAAAACCGCGAACAAGCAGAATCTGAGACCGCTCGCCAAACTGCGAAGGATTGGTATACCTCAACGGCCTATACGCGTCTCGCGCCGGGCGGTGGCATCCTCGTTATCCTAACCCGTTGGCACGACGACGACCTTGCAGGTTGGTTGTTGGAACAAGAGAAAGACGGCGGTGATAATTGGGAAGTAATCAAGTACCCAGCGATCGCTGAAGAAGATGAGAAGTACCGTAAGAAGTACGATCCGTTGCATCCTGCCCGTTATGACGCTGAAGCGTTGATGCGGATACAGAAGGCCGTAGGTCCTCGAGATTGGTCAGCGTTGTACCAGCAGAACCCTGTGGCTGATGAGGGTGATTACTTCAAGATAGGCATGTTCCAGTACTACAAAACTAACGCCCTAGAGAGTAAGAAGCTCAAGATCTATTGCGCGTGGGACCTTGCCATTGGTAAAGCAGACCGTAACGATTTCTCGGTGGGCGTTGTTGTTGGTGTAGACCAAGAAGACAAGATGTATGTCATGCACGTCGAGCGTGGTAAATGGGACGGTTACGAGTTAGTCGAAAAGATCCTGGACATATATGAGGAATATAAACCGTCGATCGTTGGCATCGAGCGTGGACATATCGAGATGGCTCTTGGGCCCTTCCTAAAGAAACGGATCGCCGAGCGTGGTCTGTATGAAATGTATTTGATGGAACTGAAAACAGGGCGTCGTGATAAAGAAGCGCGTGCCCGTGCCATTCAGGGCCGTATGCAACAAGGCATGGTGTTCTTCCCTAAGTTCCAACTATGGAACGCAGGACTAATGGCAGAGATGTTGCGATTCCCTAACGGTGTACATGATGACCAAGTTGACGGTTTAGCTTGGATCGGATTAATGATGTCCGAAATGTCCACTGTCGTAGACCAAAGAATAATTGAAGAGTCCTGGAGAGATAAGCTCCCCGGTCTCATGGCCCCTAACCGCAGTAAATCAGCGATGAGTGCATAGCTATGGCGTACAAGAAGTCAAAGAAAATCGACCCCCTTGAAGAGGGCAAGATCGTAGAAAACAACTGGGCTCGCTATGTGCGGGCTCGAGATGCGGGCCACACAGATTACATACGAACAGCGATCAAGTGCGATCGTTACTATCGTGGTGAGCAGTGGGAACAGACAGACATCGACGCGTTAGATTCCGAAGGTCGCCCACACCTTACGATCAATACAATCTTGAGCACCGTCAACACCATACTGGGGGAGCAGTCCTCTAAACGTGCGGACGTACTATTTAAGCCTCGACGTAACTCCTCAGATGAAGTTGCTGCGGTGCTCACCAAACTCTACATGCAGATCAGTGACAATAACCAATACGATTATCTGGAGAGTCAGGTTTTCGCTGACGGCATTATCCAAGATCGTGGTTACTTCGACATTCGCATGAACTTTGATGATCACATTGAAGGTGAAATACAGGTTACAGCAGAAGATCCACTGGACATTCTGCCTGATCCAGACGCCAAAGATTACGACCCTACCACATGGAACGAGGTCATAAAGACCAAGTGGTTAAGCATCGACGACATTGAGCAGCAGTACGGTGAAGAAAAAGCAGATCGTTTGCGCATAGTTGCTGAGAACGGCGAGCATATGGGTCGCGATTCAATGGACCTAGAAGAGATACGGGATTCATCCTACGGCGACGTGGGCGAAGGTATCTATGGTAGCGGTGAAGTTGAAGATAAGCGTTCGATTCGTGCAGTGCGCGTGGTCGAAAGACAACACCGCAAGTTGGTATTAACCCCACACTTTGTAGACCAAAAGACAAAAGATATGCGCATGGTTCCAGAATCCTGGGACGAAGAACGTACTGAGCTATTCGCCAAAGAGTATGGCCTTGGTATGCTCAAGAAGTTAATTAAGAAGGTACGTTGGACCATCACTGCCGATCAGGTTGTGTTGCATGATGATTGGTCACCGTACAAAGACTTTACCATTGTGCCTTACTTTCCGTATTTCAGACGCGGCAAACCTTTTGGCATGGTGCGTAACTTACTCTCGCCCCAAGAACAGCTTAACAAGATCTCTTCTCAAGAACTGCACATTGTTAACACGACTGCCAACAGCGGTTGGGTTGTTGAGACGGGCTCCTTAAATGGTATGACATCGGATGATCTCCAAGAACGTGGCGCTCAGACAGGTCTGGTATTGGAATACAACCGTGGTTCTAATCCACCACAGAAAATCAACCCGAACCAGATCCCCACAGGTCTTGATCGAATTGGCCAAAAAGCAGCCAATAACATTAAAGAGATCTCAGGTGTATCGGATGCGATGCTTGGTCAGGACAGTGCAGAGGTTTCAGGCGTTGCCATTCAGGCAAAGCAAAACCGTGGTCAAATCCAGATCCAGGTTCCTTTAGACAACCTCGCTCGGTCACGACTGTTTGTTGCTAAGAACATCATGTGCCTTATCCAATCGTTCTACACCGAAGAGCGCGTAATTCAAATTACTAATGACGATGACCCAATGAAGCCCCGGGAAGAAATGGTGTTAAACCAAATGACGCCAGAAGGCGAAGTTGTTAATGACATGACGTTAGGTGAATACGATGTTGTTGTTTCGTCTATGCCAGCGCGTGACACCTTTGATGAGTCTCAGTTTGCAGAAGCATTGCAACTACGCCAAGTGGGCATTGCCATTCCTGACGACGCGATTATTGAGTATTCACATTTGCAGCGTAAGGGTGAACTCGCTAAACGTATCCGTATGATCACAGGTGTTGAGCAATCGCCAGAGCAGCAAGAAGCGGCTCAGATGCAGCAGCAGATCCAGATGGAACAGGTGAAGTTGGAGATGCAAAAGCTTCAGTCAGAAGCAGCCCATTTGCAAGCACAAGCACAACTTGCTGCAGCCAAAGCGAACGATATAGATACGCAGCCTGAGAAGGAAATGGCTGAACTCGAAGCACGTATGAATATTAAACGTCAGGAATTAGATTTGCGTATGCAACTGGCTGAGTTGTCCGCAACTCAAAAAGAGCAAGCTTCTGAAACTCAATCAACCACTAAGATTGCAGCGGAAATAATGCGGCTCGGTGCTCAAGGGCAAAAGCCCATTAACCCTGATGAAAATGTATTACCCAAGTAGTTTTATTTAAACCAACGGAGGCCCTAATGCCTAAATCCAATGTAAGTGCCAATTTAGAGCACGATGATAGTATTGATGATAACAACTTTGATGAATTCGCAGGTGGTGATGGTCGCGATGAATTTGACGCAAGTGCCTTAGACCGAGGGGATTCTCCTGAAGAAGTAGACCCTACAGATGCAGCCATTGCGCATTTAGTTGAAGTCGCTGATGAAGCGGAAGAAGCCGAATCGGGTGAGGAAGAAGCAGAAGTGGATGAATCGGGTGAGGAAACAGCTGAATCGGGTGAGGAAACAGCTGAATCGGGTGAAGAAGATGAAGAGGAAGAAGAGGAATTAAAAGAAGCAGCAACCTCTAAGCCTGATGAAAAAGCACACATGGTGCCTAAGTCGCGAATGGATGAAGAGATCTCCCGAAGGCGGCTACTTGAAGATCGACTCGCTAAGTTAGAAGAGAGATCGAAGCCTGAAGTAGCCCCTGAACCTGAGTTCGACTTCGACGGTAAAGAAGCTGAATACATGGATGCAGTGCTCGATGGCGAAACGGATAAAGCTCAAAAGGTTCGTAAAGAGATCCGAAGTGCTGAACGGGATTCAATGGCTAAAGAGTTGCGAAAGGACATTCATAATACAACGAATGTAACCAAGCAGCAGTTGGACCTTGATGTCGCCGTATCTGACATGATGGCTTCATACCCGGTGCTTGATTCCACTAGTGACCAAGCTGACACGGATCTAATCGCCGATGCTAACGAACTCATGGGCATGTATGCAGAAAAAGGTATGGCACAGGCTGACGCACTGCGTAAAGCGGTTCGTATGACACTGGCATCGAGTATGCCTGAGTTGTTGCAGCCAAAAGCCGTTGAGACCAAGCCTGCTGCTAAAAAGCGCGAGACTGATGTGAACGCAAAGTTGGATGCCGCTAATAAGCAGCCTGCTAAGCTTGCAGGGGAGAGTGCAGCAACCCGTGGTAATGATGTTGTTAACATTAGCACCATGACTGACTCAGACTTCGAGAAGTTGTCTGAAGCTCAAATGCAGCGCCTGCGTGGGGACTTCGGCTAATGCGCGAGGAAATAGAAGAAGCCTATGAAATAGATTTCCCTGGCCTCTTGTTCATGGATGGTTTGGATAGCGCAATTATTGGAGTATCTCACGGTAGTGACGTTCCAGTAGTTGCGTACTCCGCCCACAAGATCCTAAAAAACCTTGTCGAAGAACAAGGCATGGGTGTTCATGAAGCTAGAGAGTTTATGTCGTTTAATATCGACGGGGCTTATATGGGGGTACATACCCCCTTAATAGTCGATGATCTATTTTAAAGGGCTTATAGTTTCCCTTACTTTATAAGCTGTG